ATTTGCTGGAGCGCTTGGGCAGTAGTTCGGTCTCGTCGATCAGGTGATCGAAGGCCATTCGATGCTCCGGTGTGGTGGCTGCGGCGGCCTAGTAGTCCCATCGGACACGCGGCCGACCCGATCTGATGCCCAGATGAACAAATCCCTTGGGTGCGCCGTAACCGAGCGAATACGGCCAGTTCTGATCGCACCAGTCCTGCACTGCCTGCACTGAAACGCCTTCGATGTAGAAATCGACAGCGCCGACACCAGGTGCGTTGTAGAGGTGCTCAGATCCCGAAGCGCCACCAACTGATCGGTTCACCGCTGGCGGGCGATACCCCGAGGTGATCACCACCGGCTTACCGCCAAACCGTCCCCGGCACCGCTCCAGAAATGCAGCCAGTTCAGCGGCGGTATCTAGCTGGTGCTGATGGTTGAATCGCCGGGCCTCCTCGAACAATGCAAACTCACCAACGCGAATGTGCGGCGTGAGTCGCGCGGCGAATGGTGAGCTGGGCGACAGCTTGGCGGGNTGCTGCTGCGCTTCGATCGCAGCCTGGCCACCCTGCAGAATCGCCGCCACCGCCCGAGCGAAGTACGCTTCCCGATCAGCGAGGCCGTTTGCCGGGTCGCGGCCGTTGACCTTGGCCGATACCTGCCGGCAGCTGGCACCCTGATCTACGAATGCGTTGATTGCGTTCTGATGCCACCAGAACCCGGCAGAGGTGAACGGATACTTGACGGCCACATATGGCGCGCCATTCATCACGTCGGGGTCTTTGATGAAGTCGGCAAAGCGCTGGTAGTTGAAGCGCCCGGTCAGCTGAATGGCGCCGGCACCCTTGAACCGTGGGCCATCGCCGTGCCGGGTGTTTCCTAGGTCCTTGCGGCCCTCGTAGGCGTCGCCACTGGCTAGCTCGAGCATCCACCGGAGCCCGCCAGATTCATGTCCAACCTGAGCTAGGAAGTGCCGAATCCTGGCAGGGGTGTTGATGCTGAACCGCGACAGGCAAGCGTTGAGATCAGCCAGTTGTGACGTGGTGGGCGCCTTGGTGAATACCGCCGCAGCCTGGGCCATGCTCACCAGTGCCGGCCCTGCTGCCGCCGGGCTACCTGCCGCCCGCCATAGCTCGGTGAACTCCTGNCGNTGCGNNTCGGTCAGGCCCTGATCCAACTCGGTCAGTGCTGCCAGCTGATGGGGGGTGATGCTGCCAACCCTGGCGAGGTGCTCAGCTGCAGCGCGGACGGTGGCGTAGGTCATCGGCGCCCCCCGAGTAATCCGCCGGCCTTGGTTTCTTCTTCCTTCCGCAGCGCTGGATTCAGGGTGTTGTAACCGACGCTGAACCCACCACGGCCAGCAATGCCAACGCCCATCAGAGGGAGAGCAGTGAAGTAGCAACGGTCGATCTGATCGGGCCCGCGGGCGGAGATGCGGCAGTCAATCAGGTAGATGCTGCCGACGATGATTGCNGCNGAGCAGGCGCCAGAGATGACCTGTGCGCCGCCGCCAATGGCTGATAGGACGGTGGTGAGTTTCATCGTGGAGATGCAACGGCTGATGGTGTGGACTGAAAATGCAGNTTTGGTGCGGCAGCNGTCACNAGGAGCGGGACAATGAAGGAGCAGGCAATGGCGGCNCCCGCCCCATAGCGCCGTTTTGCTCTCCAGCGCATTGAGCCGCTTGAAAATATCGATCTTCTCCTTGTCTTCGCGCTCCTTGTCCTCTGCGCGCTGCTTCAGTGCCATGTCGAGGGTGGTCTTCACCTCGATCAGCAACCTGTAAATCTCCAGATGGGAGACTTCATTCGGCTCAGCCATGCGCTGGGGGTCGGTCTTGACCTCAGTCTGCGGACCCAGCGTTAAGCCGCTAGCAGTTCCCGAAGCTCAGCAACGGTTAGGCCGGCGGCGGCTAACTTCTCGGCAGGGGTGAGCGGTGTTGGCGGTTCCGGCTGCGGGCGGCTCTGTAGCTCTGCGATTTCTTCTGCGGTCAGCTCAACAGTTCGCTGCTCACCGGTTTGGACGTTGACTTCAATGCGATTCATGACTTAACCCTCCCAGAGAATGTTGATGGTGCCACCGTCAAAGGTGTCGGTGCCGTTGACGGTGGTAAGACGGATGCGATCGAGGGTGGCGGAGAGGGTTTTGGATCCGGCGCACGAACTACAGAAAGACGAAGAGGCAGAGTGAATATTCCCGGACGCCACCCAAGTGTTGCCGCTTACATTTGCTAGCGTAATAAGCCCCTGTCGTGTTGTGGCGGCAGTAAGCGGGGTTGAATCCAGTACAAATGAAGCAGTGCTCTGCTGAATCACGTTGGTCTGGACCGATGCGATAGCGACGTATCCAGTGCTTTCAATGCCCCCGCTATCTCCAATTTGAAGAATGGGAAATGCTGTTCCATTCGTGCTAACCCCATCAAGCATCACCGTGATCCGCTTTGCCCAGCTCGGGATACCGGTGAAATCAACTGCTGTGCCGCTGGTGGTTGCAACTGCCGTAGCCCTAGTGAGCGGCTGCGACAGCTTGCCAGGCGCCACCTGAGCATCACCCAGCTTGGCGGTGGTGACAAACCCATCAGCCATCTTGGCCCGGCCCGCGGTAGATGCAGCCAGCGCACCATCGGCAATCTTCTCAAGCGTGACGAATTGATCTGCCATCTTGAGCCGCCCAGCAGTCGAGGCAGCCAGCGCACCATCAGCCAGCTTGGCGGTAGTGACGAATTGATCTGCCATCTTGAGCCACCCAGCAGTCGAGGCAGCCAGCGCACCATCAGCCAGCTTGGCGGTAGTGACCTCGCCATCCTCCGGCGGCATGTACGTAAACGAACCGTCGAGCCGATACAGCGAAATCCATCCGTTGTTCCCTGCATTCCGAATCTTGAATATCCCTGCTGTTGTGTCAGCCCACAGCTGATAAGCAAACGTCGGAGCCGGCTGGTTGGGGCCACTGTTCTGGCTGACAACTGCAGCCAGAACAGTGTTGACATCAGCGCGAAATGCCGGAAAAGATTGATCGCTGATGACATAATCATGCTGAGCCATCAGACCTGCCTCCCGTAACCAATCGCGGTGAACGTGAACTGACGGCTCACTGCTGTCCCTGCGCTATCCCTAAAGACTACGGAGAACCCTGTACGACTCTCGCCGCTTACTACGAAATAATCACCCGTCGCCATGTTCATCCCCGTAATGCCCACACTTGGCGACTGGTAGAACGCATCGGCGTACGTTGCCGTATAGGTTCCCGCGCCACTGGTTATGGTGGCTGATTGCTCCACACGCTGTTGTAGCTCCAGGATGCATCCCAGCTCGCTGATCACAACATTCACCGCTGGGTCATTGGTGGTAGCCCATGCCTTGAATTGAAAGCCACGGCCGCGCACGATGCCGCTGGTTAATTCATTCCAGTCGCCCCATACAGGTGCAGCGGCTGGGTTGTCCATTGTGGCGCGGACATACACCAGTGCGTTGACGCTATCTAGGTTGTCTCCGTCAACGTTGCCTTGTGCAGAATCAACTAGCCCCGCTGCTGCGTCCCACGTTCCACCTTCCCTTAGCGGGAATGCAGCCAGCCGGCGGCGGATGTTTACGTCATAAACAGCGCCAAGGTTTAACGTACTGCCAAATTCATATTCACCAACTGGGTTGATGATGCCGGTGCCATCAATTACCAGCCCGTCATATACCGAGCTGTAGGAGACACCATTTTTAGTGCCGGGGAATGGTGGGGTTAACGCATCTTCGGCGTACTCCTGCACCAGCAGGCGCGGCTGTGGCGTGGGTAGATCGGCCGCTACCAGCGCAGGGTTAACCGATCTGTTCCCGGTGTCATCTTCGAACTTCACCAGATAGGTGCCCTCCAGCAGCGGCACCTGTTTTTGCGTCTGGCTGCCGGCTGCTGATGCGACGATCTCCTGCGATGTTTCCCAGGTTGCTGTGCCGTCGATCGCGACGTTATGGCGGATGAGAACCTTCCCGCCGAGGAGCACGTCCAACGCGGTGGCACGGTTCCAGGTGAGGACAGCGCTTAGCTCATCGCTTGGCATCAGGCTTAACCCGGTCACATCTTCAGGCGGCGCCGTCTTGCCGAAGGTCTGCGTACTCAACCTGGCTGGCTCAACTGATGCCCGCAGGTTGGCGCCGATCGAATACACCTCCACCTGATACACGCCAGGCGGTACACGCTGGATTTCGTAGTCTTCACGCTCGATGGTTTCAACCGTCCAGTTGCCCGACTGCTGGCGCCAGCGGATGCGGTATTGCTGCACACCCGTGACAGGCTGCCAGCTGATCAGCAGCTTGCTTTCGGCGCGTCCACCCGCGTCATACAACACCTCCTGAGCGGTGAGGTTGTTTGGCGCTGCCGGGATGATATTGAGATCGGTAATGTCTCGCGGCACCAGTGCAGTGCCAAGCTCAATGAAGTCGTATTTGCTGGGGTCGTACTCGAGTGCTGTGATTTTGTACTTGATGCCATCCTCTTCCGTAACCGCTAGCACCCGCCAGAGTGACGGCTGAATTTCTGTTGTCTCCACCAGCCAGACGCTGTTGACGTTCGGCACTGCTGAGAATGGCGTCGCCACTGTGACGGCATTTCCCGCCCGGCTGGTGATTGGCCTGGCCTCGACGGTTCCGCTAGGTGACACCACTGACAGGATGCCACCTGATGCGGGCAGCGCCGAGGCGTCGTCAACCGTGATCACACTGGATGTTGCAGCAGCGATGCGCCCGCCGCGCCTGCTGCCGGCCTTGAGTTGATCAGCGATCGGCACCACCATGCCAGGGCGCACCACAACGCCTGCATCAGGGCCAACAGTGAACGTGCAGGTCTCGCCGCCGGTGTAGACCAACCAGCGACCGAGCCTGTGCGCCTGGCACCTGCTGTTGGTTGCGAAGGCTGCCACCTCAGTCTTGAGTACACCTAGGCGCGCTACTGATTCCGCATCCTCCACTACCTCGTAGGCAATATCACGGGTTTCCATATCGAAGTAGGAAACCACCGCAACATTAAATCTGGTCTTCAGGCTGCTATTGCTGTAGGTGAATATCCCACCTTCAACATTAGAGTTATTGAATTCATACGCTGGATCTGACGGCTTATCCTGCGACACCGTGAGCGCATCAACTGCCCAGTAAGGCATGGCGCGGAACACGCTGCACATGTCGTTAATCAGCTTGAACGCTTCCTCTGACGTTTGGATATTGACGTTGCAGGAGAACCGCGGCTCCCATCCTCCGAACCCATCTGGTACCAGCTGGGAGCAGTATTGGGACGCTGAGAAAAATGCCCACTTATCCAGGTTGGTGGGGTCGATATGATCGCCGAACCCGTAGCGCTTGGTGAGTAGATCCCACAGGCACCAGGCGGGATCTGAACACCATTGCGCAGCGCCAAACGTGCCATTCCACACGCCGCTGTAGATCAACCGGCCGTTGCTCCGGTCAACTGTTGCATTAGACGGGATGCGAACCTTGACTGCGCGAATGTCGTAAGCACGCCGGGGAATGCTGCTGAATTGCTCAGCGTCAATACGCAACCCCACCAGTGCTGAGTTGGGGTAGTTCAGCTTTGCGTAGATGATCTCTGTATAGCTTGACCAGGAGAATTCATTAGCCAGGCGTAGATCACTGCTATCAGGCGTGATCCTGGTAACGCGAACATCAAGCGGAAAAGCGCCCGCCAGATTTACCAGATAATCCCGCTGGTATGCATCACCAGTACGGCCGGAGATCGTGTCATCGATGACGACATTGAAGCCGCCACCGTTGTATTGAACGCTGATCTGAAGCCTGACGCTTTCGCCTACGGTGTCACCCTTGTCAGTGATGCGCTCCAGCCTGGGGACCGTAATCGTGATGCGTACCGCTTCGGTTTGCGCGTCAGTAATCCTGCGCGTTACCGGGCCGTCATTGCGTACCGTGACGACTACAGATCGTTCATCCTCAATGGCACCGGCAAATGGAATTATTTCCTGATCCTGCGTACCATTGCGGGTGTAAACTTCGACGTTCTGAAAGTTAAACGTCCCGTTCGGATTCTGGATTGGCGTGTTATCAAGGTAGATCGATTGCAGGCCATTAACCAGCCCGTCGATTTCACCCTCTGAGATCAGATCGATCAGCTGGGCGTACTGCGTTGAATCGAGGCTGTCACGGGCTGTTGTCGGTGTGCGAGCGCTGCCGCCGCCACCTTTGCCCCCCGAGCCCCCGGCGCCAGTGATCATCCGACCACCTGCACGGTGTCGATGCCGCCGCTGATCACCACGCTGCCGACAATGCAGCGGCCATAAACAATTTGCACCGGCGTTCCCTGCCGGCTGGTGTTCTGAATCGAGCTGAACGAATAGGACTTGCGCGGGTCGTCTTGCGTATCCGGGCCCTGCGGCACCCTTGGCGTGGGGGTTAGGAGTTCAGCGACGCCGCCTAAGACCAGGGATGCGCCGATGCCCATAACGATCTGGTTGATTATCGGCAGGCCAAGCGGTACAAACGCAGCCAGCGCAATCAACGCAATCCCCGCAATGATTCGCCCGGTAGCGCCGGCACCTGATACCACCGGCACAAACTTAATTTCCTGCTGGCCGATCGGATGGCCTAGCTCATCTTCCGTCAGCTCGTAATTACCCACGCTGACGCGGTAGTGCTGGCTGCTCATGTGCCCCTCCAGCTGCGGCCAGTTCGCCAGTAAGAACCGCACTGCCTCGGCGGTGCTTGCTACATCAGCATGTAAAACACGCTTGCCGATGAATTTCGCCAGCCTGCCGTACAGCTTAATCTTGCGGAGCATGGCGCAACCTCCTTCCGGTACAGCCTATTAACCAGCCGCTATACATATCCCGGCTCGACAACCGCCCCTGCAGATGATGCAGCACCATCTGTTCGCCCAGATACACGCCGCAGTGATTCAGGCCGGGGCTGCTGATCGCCATTAGCAGCACGTCACCGGGTTCAAGGCCTTCCTCTTCGCTCAGCTCGCGGAATCCGGTCTCGCGCCAGCAGCGATCGAAGTACGGCTGGGCCTGGAACTCCCCTGGTGATGGGCACCGCTCCCAATCGCGCAGCATGATTCCCTGTTCGGCGTACCAATCACGCGCCAGGGTCCAGCAGTCATGCACCGCCCAGACCCATCGACGGCCTAGCAGCGGCGCCCGGTAGCCGCTGGGCTGACAGCTGGCCCATTGCTCCGTTGCAGGGTTAACGATATGCCAGGGCAGGCCTGAGGTTTCGCATCCTGCGAGATCAGCGGGTGAAGGCTCGGGGTTGGTGACAGGGTGGCTGTGGAATATTGCCAGCACCTCGCCAGCGTCTTCGGCGGACTGGTAGTCATCTGGGTCCAGCTGAAAGAACTGATCGGGCTCTGTCGCCAGGTTTCGGCACGGCCAGTAACGTTTGCGGCCTTTGACCACCACCACCAGCCCGCACGCCTCACGCGGTGCCTCGGCTTTGGCGTGCTTTAGTGCTGCTGCTTGCCAGGTCATGTAAAGAACGTACCGACACCGGGGAATGAGCCATACGGCAAGGTGCTGTCAGCGCGGAATGTGTAGGTTTGGTTTGTCGCGCTGAATGTATAGGTCGCTGATGCTGGGGCGGTTTCGCTGTAGATCGTCCAGAAGTATTCGCCAGTATTAGAAGCAGCGACACTTAGATCTGCTATTTTGTACTTGACAACATTTTTGCCAAACGTAAAAGTAGAATCCCTAAAGCCCGTGATTTGTGCCCTTGCGGTAACGGGAAGCACGGGGCTTGCAATTAAGCTGCCAATAGCGAATAACCCGCTCAAGGTGGTGGGAAAGTACACCGACGATCTTCCCTGCGGCAGGTTTCCGCCAGCTGTTGCAATTGCTGTGAAGAACTGCGCTGGATCAGCGGGTGAACTCAGTGTGACCGTGTTGCCTGCCACGCTCACCACCTGCGCATTGGCCGGTAGGTAGGTGCCTGTTACCGACATGCCAGGGATGATGCCGGCTGCACTGGATAGCACGATGGTTGAGTAGCTCGTCTGGAGCGTGCCGGTTCGTGATACGGCCGTGGTAGCCGTAGCGTTCTGGCTGACCGTCACCAGATTGCCGGCGACGCTTGACACCGTTGCGCCAGCTGGCAGGCCGAACCCTGCTACGGGCTCGCCAGTACCCAGGCTGGTCGCCTGGCTCAGCGTTATCACGTTGCTGCCAGCCGTTACTGACCCGGTGATTCGCCGCTGCTGGAACCGGGCCTCGCAGCTGCTCAGCCGCTTGCCGCAGATATCCTGCGCCAGTGTTGATACTGGGTTGTCGTTGATGTCAAAGCAGGCGCTACCAGTGTATGTGCATTCAAGCCCGCGATATGCCCACTGGCAGATATTGCTGATGCACTGACGCTTTGGCGCTCGTACCCCGGCGAGATCGAATACAGCGCACAGTTCAAACTCTACAACTTCAATATTTTCTGTTGCCTTGCGGTCGATATAAAACACCTCGCGTGGCCATTCGGCGGCAGGGTCTGGTGCGCCGAATGGGTTGGCGCCGCCGGGGAAGTTGGCGCCGTCCAGATACCTCGCCAGTGTGCGGATACGGGACACCTTGGCGGACTCCAACCCATTCGGCAGGGTCAGCATGATTGCCGTGATCGTGCCCATCACGTTTGCCACCCGCAGCGTAGGCCGTGGCAGCTGCCCCCCGCTGTATTCAAAACCCGTAGCCTCAACCGGCCATCTCATGTAGGACTGGCCAGCCCAGATAATATCTCCGCTGGCGTTTAAGCTGGCGCCGGAATGGAAATAATGCGTTTCGTCTACCCCATGCTGCAACACATTCAACTCAAGCTGAAACAGCTCAATGATTGCGCTAGTCGCTGCTGATTGCAGTTCAGCGTTGAGCTGAATGACTAGATCATCAACGGCATAACCAGATGCCCAGTAATCAGGATCTGAATACCAGGCGGGATAATCTACCAGCTCAACGTAGCCATCATCCCAGTAGCCAGGGTCTGCATAGGGGGCAAGTGGCATTAGCTAGATGCAGTTTTGCCAGCGGTGATTGCATCCTGAAGCGGGCTGAGATTTTCAGTTGTCCAGAAATCTTTTGCCACCATGATCTCCAGATGCTCGACATTGCGGGCAATGCTGGACTGCTCATCCTCGGTAAGCGACGGCTTAGCCAGCAGGGTATTGATCAGGTTTACGCTGTCCATTGCAGCGGAGTAGTGGCGAGCAGGGTCGATTGTTAGGCTAATCATTTTGAGGCACCTTTAAGGGTTGACAGTTCAGCTTGCATGGCGTTAACCATTGAGGTTAGTTCCTGTATGGCGTTAACCATTACAGGGACAAGAGATTCGCCGTTGTAGCGTAGTTTTTCTGGATCTTCAGCGTCAATGATTACGCTGCCTGGTCCCTCTAGCCCGAGGATATCCTGGGCCAGGAAGCCGTAGCGGACTGGGCCGTTGGTTTCGGTGGAGGTGCGGCTCTCCTTGAACTGGAATGCCGTGGGCTTGAGCGCATTGATGAACGCCAGGCCATGCGGTACAGTGCCGAAGTTGGTCTTATCGCGGGCATCTGAAACAACCGTCCACGCCACCTGGATGTAGGCGTTGGTGACAGCTGAGCTGCCCATTGCAACCCGGTTGTTTTCGGTGGTTAGGTTGAAGACAGGTTCGTAGACTTCAGCGCTGTTTACCCCACCAAAGCCTAGGTTGCCTGATCCAGTAGTACAGTTGACTAAGGCGGATTGTCCTAGGGCGGTATTGCCTGATCCGGTGGTATTGAAGTAGAGGGAGTACGCCCCAAATGCAGTGTTGTTACTTGCGGTAGTGCTGAACTGCAGCGCGCCCAATCCGTTGGCGGTGCTGTTGCTTCCGGAGGCGTTGCTGTAGAGAGCGGAGCTTCCTAATGCGGTGTTGTTGCTTCCGGATGCGTTGCTAAAAAGTGTGCGGAAGCCTAGCGCTGTGTTGTTGCTGCCGCCAGTATTGCTGTAGAGAGCCTCGTAACCGGTGGCGGTATTATTATTGCCAGTCGTGCTAACCCTCAGTGCACGATGACCAACCGCAACCGTTCCAGTACCCGTCAGGTTCGACCCTAGCGCCTCAAACCCTACAACCGTATTCCCGTCCCGCTGAACACTACCAATCTCCAGCTTGTCATTATTCAAATTCGTAAAGTTGGCATCTACCTCGCCGTGGGTCAGAGGTGTTGCTTTGGCGGCTCTTAATACAATCGTGCTCATGGGTTCGTCCTCATGATCACAGCGTATGGACCGCCTTCAGTTGCTACGGCTCAAACACACGCCGGAACGTTGCGTTGATGTTGTTGTTGTTGAACCTCCGATACTCTATGGACCATTCCGGGCATACATACCGGCCCACTACACCACTGCGCGGGTCGGTCCACTGGAATGACGACACCCCCCGAGCGCCGCGCAGGTAGNNGCGGATCAGCGCACGTTCGGCATTGCTGCGGTTGCGAAACTGCAGCCGCCAGGATTCCGACTGCGCTGAGAGCCCCATGGTGAANCGCTGGGCNTANCCATCGCCAAACTTGATCACCTTCGCCTGGCCTTCGTAGCTCAGGTCGGCAGTGAAGTCAGGCACAAAGGCGAACGCTGCTGTAGGCGCTGCTGGCGTGGTTAGGTTCGGCCCACCAGCGACGTACTGCAGCTCAAACGATGCGCGGATTGAGTTGTAGTTACAGGTCTCCAGGACCGTGCTCCAGTCGGCGCACACCCACGATGCAGTCTCGCCGAATGGCGTGGTCCAGGTGAATGGCGCTGCACCACGACGGACCTCCAGGTACGCGAAGATCCCGTCCCTGGTGGTAGCGGTCAGCGCTGAGAAGGACAGATCCCATTTATCCTCCTGCGCGTTAATCCCGAACGTCGAGCGCTGCTCAGCTGACAGCACCGCCATACGGTTGACCCGTGGTTTGCTGCTCTCGGTGCAGGGGAAGTCTGGGGTGAAGNTNAAGGTCATGACGNCAGGAGGCCTCCAGGGCGTTTCTGCCGGATCAGTTCAGCCTGCACTGCCTGACTCACCACCCGGCCCAGTTGCTCAGCCTGGCCGCCGTCACCCTGGACCTTGCTGTTACCCGAGGCGTCTACATTCACCACCACGTTGGTGCTGGCGCCGCTGCTCTTGCCGCCCTGCAGTGCCACCGGGATGCGCCGTCCATCGGGTAGCGGTACATACGCCTCATTCATCGAGCCCTCCC